CGACACCGTACGCCATTCTTGAACTTATGGCGGCGGCGTCGGCGTATGGCAGAATGCCAATTAGTCGGTACCCACAGCTTTCATAGCCCCAGGCTGCTACTTCCAACGGCAGTGAACGTAGCCGGGGTGCCAACTTGAGTACGAGGTCTCTCACTAATGAGGCTGGCATTCTTTGCCTGATTAGTTGTAATATCGGGTATTTCCCGAGTACGCCTGGCCACCTGTCGTGTGATAGTGCGTCCCTATCACTAGTGCTTCCAGGCAAGCGATACGCCCTTGCCAGCCGAAAGCGGTACCGCCTTGTCTCAGCGATCGGGTCGGCACGCGTGGCTAGGCTTTTCATGTATGATGCCTCAGCCATGGCGTTCTTGACCGACACGTTCGCCTTGATAAGTGCTTCCCGCTCCACGTCTGACAGAGCGTTTGTGAGGTAGGACGTTGTTGCGTTCAACGAAAATTCGCTGTATGGCATTCTCGCCCTCTCCTTGCTGGTATCCTCATACGCATATTCGATGACGGTGTTGCTACCCGCATACACGGGCCCGGGGCCGAGTGTGATACGCCCGGTAAGCAACCGTGACATCAAGTCGACCTTGATTCCAGTCCGCTTTGACGCAGCATGTGCCAGCAGCAGCGCGACATTTTCACATATGCCGCTTCGATTGATTAAAGATCTCGCCTGCACTATTACTGTCCTTAGGCGTTCGGGTGGGCTCAGAGCTTTATCAGCCGTCCAGTTACCACTGACCGCACTCGCCACTGAGCGGGCAAGATATCCGCACGCGTACCGTTTGTTGATCGACATACGCAGAAATTCCCCCGTCACAACGCCAATGCTTTGCTTAAGCGGGTTCATCCGGCAGTGCGTGCGTTGCATGGCCTGCAATAATGACTCTGCTTCTCTAGAGCCAGCACACGCAGCGATGATATCATCTCCTACATGCATTGATTTCAATCTATCAAACGCATCACCTAAGGCGCATTTTATATATGCGGCGATTAACACACTATTGATGTAAGTCGTGCACCG